ATTTTTATATATTTCCACATTACTATACCAAGTTGACCAAGTTGTTTAAAAAATTTTTTAATTTCATCCCAAATAATTTTACCAAATATTTTTATATATTTCCACATTACTATACCAAGTTGACCAAGTTGTTTAAAAAATTTTTTAATTTCATCCCAAATAATTTTACCAAATATTTTTATATATTTCCACATTACTATACCAAGTTGTTTAAAAAATTCTTTAATTTCATCCCAATATTTATAAATTAAATATCCAATTCCTACAATTGCTGCAATAATAAGAACTACAATACCTGCGGTTGAAGAAAAAATAGTAAATAATATTTTTCCTGCAAAAAGTAATATTTTTCCAATAGATAATAATCCTGTAAAAATTATTTTTAGTAGTGTAAATGCTCCAGTAATAATACTTATAACTTTTGGGAAAAAGTACAGTATTACAAAAAGTGATGGTAAAATTTTACTTAATACAGTAATAACAGGTTCTAACACTGTTCGTAATTTTTGTAAAATATCTTTTATTTCTTTTTGTTGAAATCCTAATAATTGTAAAATACCTCGTATAATTCCTGTTGCTAATTCCATTAACACAGGTTTTAGTAAAATATCTTTTATTTCTTTTTGTTGAAATCCTAATAATTGTAAAATACCTCGTATAATTCCTGTTGCTAATTCCATTAACACAGGTTTTAGTAAATTAGGAATAGTTGTAATTAATAATGTTGTAATAAATTTTACAATTGTTGGTATGTAGTGAATAAGTGTTAATAATGCATCTTGTAATGTTGAAAGTAATATAGGAATAAAGAAATTAAAAACACCATATTTTAATAATATTAAAAAAGTTAAAAATTCTGTAATAAAACTCGTGGTAGCAATTCTTTGTACAAATGATAATAATTTTTGAAAAAATCTGGAATTAATAAGTTTTATATAAAATTTTCTAATTGTTGAGGTTTCTTTTTTTTCTTTTTCATTTTTTGTTTTTTCATTATCTTTAGAAATATTTTCAGGAAGTGTCTTATCTTTTGTTAATTTAGTATACATCATTATAAATTTTAAAAAAATAGGAAGCAATACTTGTATAAGTTTTGATTTTTTAGTAACAAAAAATTGCATTGCCATATCTAATGTTGTTTTTAGATTAGTTTGTAATTTTTTTAATTCCAATTTTTGCTGGAATTTTTTTCCTTTAAATAATGATGTTGGTAATGTTAATCCTGTTTCCATAGTAGTATATATACAATGTAATCTTGTTTATTATTAGTAATAATAAACATTATTTATGTGGTTTTACTGATGGTACTGATGACGTTTTTGATTTTATTTGTTGTTCTAATTTTCGTTGTTCTTCTTTTTGTATTTTATCAACTTCTTCTAATTGTTTTATACGATATTTTAATATCCAATAAGGTGAAGATAAAATAATATGTTCTTGCAATTTTAATTTATATTCCAAAATAAAAATTTGATTTTGCAAAGATTCTATTGTTTCCTTCGGAAGAAATTCTCTTAAGATTATAGCTGTCCCCGTATGGTAATAACTGTCGTATATCAAGGACTTCCCGAAGTAACCCCCTTTCACTTGAGCCACATATAGGGCATTCAAGTGAAATTTCTGTTTTTAATCCAAAATCTAATATATTAAGTAATTCATCTAATTGTCGAATAATATGTCGTGGAATGTCATTGCTAAATTTTGTATATTTTTCTACATCTGGTATTGCTACACTATTAATACTTTCTAAACACAAGGATTTAGCATATAAAATTAAAAATTTTGCTTGTTCTTCTTTAATCTTTTTTATTTCTTCCTCTTTTTTTTCTTTTAATTCATGAAGAGGAACATTTGCTTCTCTTCTATTTTGCACCATTTTAATTTTTGGTAAAAATTTTCTTTCTGATTCTTTTTTTGCCATCAAAATATCTCGTAATCGTGGATAATGAAAACTATAAGTTATATCATTATCAATAAAAGTAAATGGTTCTTTAATAGTAATTGTTTGTAATTCTTTTTCTTTTGTCCAACTATCAATATCATCTAATGGGTTATTTTTATATTTTTTATAAAGATATGATTTAAATTCTTCATCAGTCATTGATGTAAACGTTTCAGCAAAATATTGTTTTATTTCTTCATCTAATTCAGCTAATGATTTATATTGTAATTCTAATAAATTAACATTTGTTTCATTTATAATTTTTTCTTTATCTGGTTTTTCATTTTGACATGAGCATACCCAGTAATGAATGTGGTTTGTTGTGTCAAATTTTGCTTTAATACCAATAACAATTTCTAATAATTCTTCTAATGTTGCTAATGATAAATCAATAGAAGTATCTGATATACAATTTTCCTGTAGTATTGCCAATAATGTTTCTAATAAATTATCATCACTACTTAAAATTAAGTCATTAACATGTTTATTGGTATAATCTTTAAAATATAATATGGGTGGCAATGAAAATCTTCCTAATGTTTCAAATTCTATTTTAACAGTATTTCCTGTATTAATTGCTATATTTTGTTCTTCTAATGTTTCCTGTGGTTGTTCATTATCTGTATGTATTGGTTTTCTTCTTTGTAATATAGGTGTAATAATAGGATTATTATTATTGTTCATAATATTTTTCTCCTTGTATAATAAATAGTACGTTTATTATTAGTATAGGATATAAAATCTGATATTATAATGCAGTAATTAAACGGATATTATCAACTTTAAAATCAACACTTATTTTTTCAATATCTCCATCTTCATGTGAATAATCTATTCCTGATATATTTTTAATTTTCATACCATCAATTTTAATCCATATTAATGATGGTAAATAATCTTTTTGTTGTGGTATAATAAGACATGTTTTTTCTGATTGTATTTGATTGTCATTTAAATAATATTCTCGTAATGTTGGTTCATAATATGCAATTTGTTCCATCCAAGTTCGTAAATAATTTTTAACTACTCCTAATTGTGTTTCTAAAAATGTCATTGTAATAGTTTCAGCATAATTAATTTCTTTTATAAAATTAAATCCACCTGCTCGTTCAAAATCAAAATTTACTAATTGTATATCATTAATAGAATATAAAAATGTTCGTACAATTTGTAAGTCTTTTCCAATATTTGCAATATTTTTAACTGATTGCATAGATAATCCTGAAAGTTGTGGTTTTTCAGGATAAATAATACATTCAAATAAACATTTGTGTTGAAAACCTGTATTATGTAAAATAATTTTATTAGCCTCATAAATATATGAGGCTTTATTTAATATATTTTTATATGTTTTAGTAACAGAATCAGGTATTAAAGACATAGTATATTTTACTTTTCAATTTTTTGTCCATAAATAAATGTAACAGAAATTCGTAATGGGTCACCAGATTGATGGTCAAAACTATTTACTTTAATTGCTCGTGGTTTAGCGTATTTGAAAATAAATTGTTTAACTGGTTTTTGTGATTTATCTTCAGCTTGTACTATAATAGTTGCATTTGTTGTCAATTCAGGCATTCCTGTTCCATTGGCTTCATCATATACAAGATTTTTCCATTTTTCTAAATCATTATATACTTTCCACTGCTGATCAACACGAACTTCAATCGTAAATTCTTTTGTTGTGTCCTGTAACATTCCTGTTTTAGGAATTTTGTATCCTTTATGATAAATTTCATACGTATTCACTGCTTCTTCAGGCATGTCAAAAGAAGTATCACATCGTAATGCAATATTTTTAGTATCCCCACCACCAGGTATTCCATCTGGAAAAATAAGCATATATTGTGATACTATTTGGTCATCACCTAATCCTAATATTTGGTCAACATTTACTGACATAATTTCTTACCTCAATATTTTTTTAAAATTTTAAATTTTAAATATATTATGCAATTAATTCATTAATATTTACTGTTTGACCAACTCGTGTTAGTCGTAACTTAATCCATTGTGAATTAGGCATAATTTGAATATATAAATCTAATATAAATTCTCTGTTTTGTAATGCTATATCATTATTATTTGTTTCATCACAAACAACAAGATAGTCTCTAATCCATCCAGCTTGTTTAATAGGTTCAATGAAATTTTCTGTTTGAACTTTTGCCATTAATCGATGAATTTGGTCATTAACTTTAAATTCCTGTTTTCGTAATATTTGTTTTGAAACAATTTCTAATATATAGTCATATACTCTTCGTGCACCAATATATGATGTATCTGTCCAAACAGGACTTAATGTCTGGTCACCATATACCATGATACCATAAACAGGGTCAAAAATAATTGGATTAATTTTTGCATTATAATAATTAATTAAATCATTTTCAGTAAAATCATTTTCTAATTCTATAACTGTCCAATCCTGTAATTGTCCACCATATTTACCATCTTCATTAATACCTGCTGGGGAATCAGCTAAATATCTATCAATCATTTGTGCAAATTTTCCACCAATTGAACCTGCAAGTGATACCCATGCAAAACTGTTATTGTAATTATCTTTTATTTTTGCCCAGTTATGATAAATTGCTATTTTATCAGTTGAAATTCCTAATTCTGATACATATGTTATAGCTTGTGTTGGTGTTTTTCCAATTGGAACTACAGTAATACCGAATGAAAATGTCTGATACTGTGTAACAATGGTTTTAATGTATTCAGCATTATTTCCTGTTGTATCTATAAATAGTCTTGCTGGATATTTATTTGCATATTTAAAATAATCCCAACATGCTTGATAATCACTTGCTTCAGGTTCATCTCCCCTACTACCACCTGCAAAATCTATAGGAGATGTTATATTTAATGTATATGTTCCTGTAAATGATGAATTAACTTTAATTTGCACATAAGGATTATCATTAAATACATCCATATAATATAAAGAACGTCCAAAATAATCTTTTTCTTGAATGAGAGAATATTTATATGTTTGAATAAGTGAATACCCTAATTGTGTTTTTCTATATAATTGTAATTCAAATTGACTTCCAGTAATATAATCTACAATACAAGCTAAATCATCTACATGTGGTGAAGTTGTTATAATACTATGTGATATAGTATTTGACTTATCATCACTATAAACATAATTACACTTAATAGCTACCCCATTTGCAGGAGCTGTTGTAAATGTTAAACTATATGCACCTGTAGTAAAATTAATTGTTCCTGAAACTGTACTTCCCGATATAATTCCAGTATCAGAAACCGTTATTGAAATTTGAGTAGTATTAAGAAATAATTTAAATTGTGTTGGATAAACGACAGGAATATTTGCTAATGTACCAGAAAATTCTGTTGTTGAACCATCACCTGTCGCTAATGTTTCTGTTGCTTTAGTAGGAACGGCTGTAAATAAAAATGTATCTAATCTTCCAATTTCAAACGGTATTACATTATTTGCTAAAACATCAACACCACCATATAATGCATTCTTTCCTATTGCACATACTACCCATAATGGGGAATATTTAATATATGCTAATGCTTCAAAAACATCAGGATATTGTGCAGACGGTGTTCCTAACATTTGTAATACATCATTTTCAGATTGTAAAAGCATAGGTGTATTTTTTCCTTTAGCTGATTTAACAACCATTGCTCCTTTATGGTCAATCACGGAATTAGTAAATCCTGCTAAATCTCTTTCTATAATAGAAATTCTACTCATAATTATATACCTCAAATGTTATTATATATACTCATATTATTTATTAGTAAAATTTATTTTATTTTTTTACCTTTATATTTTCCATAAATTGATGAATGAGTATATGTAAAATTTTTTTCAAATCCTGTTTTTGTTGTACCAACTAATCCTTCTGCGATATCAAAATGAATATTTCCCCACAATCGTACAGTTTCTAATGAATGACAATAAGGACATCTATAAGAAGTTTCAAAATTATCAAAAATAGACTGTTTGTATACTTCAAATATGCTATTACACTGTGAGCATTTATATTCTGTTGCTATTGCCATAATTATTACCCCTTAATGTAGTATTATATTTATTATTAGTAAGATAATAAAAAACCTATAATGCTATACTACATTATAGGTTATTATGTGTTTTGTGTATATATTTTTAATGTTTATTCGATGTATGCATTAACTTCAATGGTATAAATACCATCGTTATCTATATCAATATGAGTAACATCTTTAATTAATAAATGTTTTTCTTCTAAAAATTGTATTAAGGCACATATAAAATTAATATCGTTCGTATGAAAATTAATATTGTGTAAATGTTGTTGTATTTCTTGTATATCTATCATGTTGAATTAATTTTCTCTCCAGCCAACATATTTACCTTCTAAATAATGAAGTTCCCCATCATAGCTTGATAGATAATTTCCTAATCCATCCGTTTTAATCATATCTTCAATAACATCATCCCAGTTTATATTGACATTATTTTCAATAAATTTTAGTAAACTTTTTCCTTTCCCATATATATCAATTAGATAATCAATAAAATTTCTATCAGTTAATCTATCCTCAATTAATTCATCTTTATATTCTCTAAGAATATCATCAATAGATATATCTTCCTTGATGTTACCGTCTTCATCTTCATACTCTGAACGGTCAAAAGATGATATTCTTTCTTCCAATTCATCAAGCAAATATTCAATCATATCATCTCTATCATATTCATTTTCTATATCACTTTCTATACTTTCTCTTACAATTCTTTCTAAATCATCTTCATCACAAAAATTATTAACAACATACCATGCATAATCTTCAGAAAAACTTTTTAATCCCATCTCTTTAACAATTGCTCTTGCACTATCATAAGCATATTGCTCTGCATTTTTTTCTGTTGTTATGATATATTCATTATCATCAGACACTATTATTTTATATTCATCTCTTGAAACTTCCTTAAATTCAGTAATATCTTCATAAATATCTTTATATTCAGATAGTAATTTTTGTATAGAAATGATTAAATTTTTATCCTTAATATCTTCACTAAAATTTGTTTTTAAAAACTTTTGTATCTGCTGTATTTCTTTTGTTGATAATGCCATATTGTTACCTCACTTATTTAAAATTTATTTATTAGTAATTTTTTTTCTTATATTTATAATATAAAAATATATTAAAAAAATTTAAAAATTTTATTCCTTTGTTTTAATTTCAATGTCTTTATAAGGATATAATCTAAAGCTATTATCTCCAAATACAAAAATAGCTTGTCCTAATTTTGGACTATCATTTTGTTTAACAATTCTCACAATAAGTTTATCAATTTCTAAATCCCATTCTTCATTTCTGGAAGGAAAAAATCTTTTCTTTAACAGTAATGGTCTATTTATAGCCATAACAATACGGCTTCGTGCTGAATATACACTTCCACCTTCAACATGTTCTGGTTGTAAAGTAAACATGTCACATTGTTCAGGACTTGTAAACATTTTTCCTGCTCTAAAAATATTTTCATTACTTTGTAATACATTAATAATGTGTATATTATGCTTTTTTGCTATTTGTAATAATTTATTCACACCAGGTTTTAATTCTGTTCCTGCTTTACCATTTAATTCTTCAATTTGTTCAGTTAAATCTATAGTAACAACACAATATTCATCTTCAGGTAAAACATTTTGTTCTCTAAAAAACTGTTTTGCTTTATAAATATATAAATCTAATTCTTGTAATGTTAAAGTTGGTTCAGAATAGTAAAGATAATTTTTTTTATTTTTTTGTATTTCTAATTTATTTAATATTTCTTGTTTATGTTCTTCACATTGTAATTGTAATATATCTTGTAAAGATAAATTAGTTTCAATTGATAATAATCTATCTAAATTACTTTCTTCAGTCATTTCAAGGTTAAAAGATATGACAGGTATTCCTTTATTAACTAACATCATTTCTATACACTTAACAAATAAACTTTTACCACTTCCTTTCATACCAAAAATAGTAGTCATTTCACCAGGTGATGCTGGACGAACTAATAATGTATCGATTGATGAAAATCCATATGTTTTTTTACCAATTCCTGTTTCTCTATTTTGTAAAATAGTAATATAATCTTGTGCTAATACTTCAAATGATTTTAATACATTAGTTTCCTGATTAAGTTGAATAGTTGAATATAAAATTTTATCGGCTAATGTTTGAATATGTTTATAATCTGTTTTTGGTGATAGTGTTGTATTTAAAAATTCATTAACATTTATTAAAATTTCTTTCTTAATTGAATGTTCATAAAGTATATTACAATATAATTTAAATTCTTCATAAGTAATAGTATCTTTAGAAAAAATTTCAGTAATATAATGGTATTTATCTTTTTGAATAAATGTCTGTAACACTGATTGTGTTATTTTTTCTAATTTTTGTAATGTATATTTTTCTTTAAAAATACTATATATATGTTGTAAATCTTTATTATTAAAATATTTTTCTTGAACAGTATATATTGTTTCAGGATATTCACATATATATCGTAATACATATAGTTCATATGTATATATATCTGGAAGCAAGGAAAAAATTGTATCCATAAAATATATCACCTATATTGATGAGTTATTATATTGTAGGAACTCTTTTATATTTTTTACGTGTAAAAAAATCTGCAGATGTATCTACCATTCTATTGTCATATTCTAAATCATATAAGGAATACAAATATTTTAACATAGAAATATTTTCTTTAGAATGATAAATACAATCTTCAATATTGTTATGAAAAGGCAAAAAATTAACTAATTGCCAATTAATTTTCAATTGTGTTTCAGAATCTTTTATTGCTAATTTCCATTTTTGGGGTATTACATCATCTTTCCACAATGATGATAATATATCATCTAATGATGAATATGTATGAAGAATATGTAATAATATTTGTTCAGGTAAATATAAAACTGCAGTAGGAATACAATCACTTGTATCCCCTTTTATACATTTATATAAGCAAATTGATTGTACAGAAGGTTTAAATTTATAGTTAATTAAAAAAGTATTTATATCATAGATAATATTATAATTATACCAATGCGTTGTTTCAGTTATACATCTTGCCCAATCTAAATCAGCACTAATTAACAATATTGTTGCTTGTTTATTATTAGCATATATATATTGTTGTAAAGGCAAAATTAAATCATCTGCTTCATATCCTGTACATGATACAATATAAAAATTATTGTGATAATATTTTAATAATTCAATAAATTTATCTGATATTGAATAAAATAATGGTGGGATATTTTTTGTTTTTCTCGCATGTTTATATGTAGGGTCAATTATTTCTCTTTCGTTTATTTTTGAAAATGGATTATCATGAACTAAATAAACTTGTGTTGAATCATATCCATATGTTTTCCATAATGTATTTATTCTGTTAATGCTATCTTGTAAAATACTTGAATATTTTGTTTCAGTATACTTTTGTAAATTATTTTTTAAAACAGAGCATACACTTCTCCAATACAAATTATTTAAATCTATAATAAGTACTGAATATTTAGGTTGTTGCATAGTAACTCCTTATACTATTATGTAAAAATTAAAATTTAAAAAAATTATTATAATCGTAAATTATATTGAGCTATATATCGTGTAGATTGAAAAAATTCTGTAGTAAATGCAATAACTTTTTGTATATCATAAAATTTACAACTAAAAATATCAATGTATGCATTGTTTGTTTGATTAGCAAAATGTCCTGATATAAGGGATGTTTCTATTAATTGTACCATTGAAAATCCTGCTACTTTTTCATCTTCCCCAAAATGAATAATAATTGGGTCACCAAAACGTTTCATATCAATAATATCACAAAGTTGAATAATGTATTGTTCTATTTTTTGTTTATCTCTAATATAATTAGCATTACAATTATATAAATCGAGACTACAATACAACCCCCATGCATTTTTTTCTATAAATTGCTGTTTTGTTGGATATGTTTTTATAGTTGTTAATGTATTCATATTGCATATACCTTTTGATATTATTGATATTAAAATAATGTTGTTATAGGAACATATTCTCCACGATTAATTTTATGCACAATTATATTAGTAGTATTAAATTTTTCACATAAATAGGGTAATGCATTATCACAAGGTTTATCACCGCATGTAAATATATCGATAGCACAATACCCATATTCTGGATATGTATGAATTGTAAAATGTGATTCAGCTATAATAACTACACCACTAATACCATAAGGTGAAAATTGATGAAAATAATCTGTAATATAAGTAACATCTAAAACATGTATTAATTTTAAAAATACATCACGAATAAATTGTATATTATTTAAATCCTGTTCATTACAAGAATACATATCTATAATAAAATGAGTGCCTAATTTCATTTTTCTGTTATTTATCTTAAAAATAAATTTTATATAAAATAAAAAATAAAAATATAAGTAAAAAACAGATTAAAATATTTATTATTAGTAAAAACAATAATAACATATTTACAATTTTTTCCTTTATTTT